GTGATTATACATCAAAGTTCAATTTAGACCAATATAATAGATGGTACATTGAGAGTTTTGCGCCATCGTTGAATATGTTGGAAACAATTAAGAGAGCATTCGAATGGAAGGAATATAATGTTGGTGGAGATGCTTTCAGTAATTTGTTTTTGAAAGACATTTTTATGAGTTGCAATCTTGCTGATGGCCAAGCACCAAATTACAATTTGGGAAATCCTAAGTTTGGAAAGGTTCAATTGTCAGTTGGATGGGACACACCAACCAATGAAGTTGCTTACACACAGAGCCTTAATTATCCATATTTCAGAATTGGTGGGCAAAGAATAGGTGGAAGAGCAGAAGGAAGCAGTTGGAATTTTTCTGAAATACAGGTATATGATATTCTATCTGAAGGGAATGTAACTGTTGCAAGTTCAACAAATATGTATCAACCAAACGAACATATAATTGTTATACCAGCTGATGGATTCTATAAGATTACATTAAGTGGCACAAGTAGATTAAACACATCATCAAGTTTTCAAGCAAACCAATTGTATATTGCTTATGACGATGATTTTTATCATGCTGTTATGGGAGAGGTTGAAATACCTGCAAATGGAAGAAAGTATATGCCATTTGAAATTCAGTTGGTTAGAAATTATGATGATAACATTGAACTTATAAAAGGAGAGAATAATTTCTTGTTAACTGATGGGGTTCCGGGGAATACAACCGTATATAATGATACCAACATTCCAAATCACATTAGTTTCTCTAGTGCATTTCCGCATGAAAAGGCAGGCAGTTGTTATTTTGGTGGAGGAAGTGGAAAACTATATGATTGGCGCTGGGAACCACCTACTGATATTTCAAGGTTTGGTGATGAAACAAGTAGGTCGTTGTATAACTTTGAGGCAGATACCAATATGGGTTATTTGTTTAATGATGGTGATATAATGGCTTATGACCCTGTTGTAAACTCTGATTTTATTGCTGGATTCACATCAATGGGAAATGATAATGGTGGTGGCTGTGCAAGCGTTATTAAAAATGGATATTCTTGGTCAAAAACTGTTGGCGATAGATATGATGCATTATATCCGTTGCAACCTGGTTATTGGAGAGCAAACACAACTTTTGATGAATATGGCTATCCAAATTGGAATGTGACAACAACGCCATCAGACCATAATCATAATACTTATGGGGCTTCATTTAACTATTTCTCCAGCAATGAGAATGTAATTAATGGTCAGATACAATGTTTGGTTCATTTGAATAAGAATGATGTGCTTCAACTATATGCTGTTCAAAGGGAATATACATTGGATGGCGAACAACAGAGATATAGTGTAAGTGCTGATTACAACTTAACCATTGAGGCCATTTCTCCAAAGTCATATGAATATGTCAGGTCATATGATGCAAATCATCCAACTGATTTCGATGTTGATTTAAGATTATCTAATTTTTTGAATAACGAAAAGAAGATTTCAGAATGGGTTCAGAATATTGCAGATGCTTTCAATTTGGAAATCTTACAAAATGGAAAGAATGTTGAGATAAATACAAAGAAAGCGTTTGACAAGAACATTCCTTATGCGGTTGATATAGATGATAGGGTTAATTCTGCTGATGCTGAAGCTACTAGAATAAATTATCCAAAGTCAATGGCAGTTAAATATAAGATTGACACTGATGAATGGGGTTTTGAAAGGTCAGCTGTTGCAAGTGCTGGCGGTGATGAGAGCATATTGAACAATGATGATTGGAAGAAATATGGGGATAGTGGTTACACTGTCATTCAGTTAAATGATGACTCTTATGTTACTAATACAAGTGATAAGAATCTTCAATTCAGTTATACTTGGTATGACAATTTCAATTGGTATGAGGTTGATTATAATGGTCAGGTTAATCCATATGCAGACCCTATAACATTGAGATTGCCTGTTATAAGCAAGTACACTTATATGATTGATGGTTATGATTATGAGGAATCAATGAAGCATGATGGATATGGTTTATCTCAGAGATTTTGGTTTAGACCAAATCAGACAAATGCTTATGTATGGACTGAAACTTATCCTAGAGAGAGGGTTACGATATATGAACCTATTAATCTTTGGACAAATTACAGGGATATATATCTAAATTTGAGTTATAAGACAACAGAACCATCATTACTGAATAATTTCTTCAACATAACGCCATATTTGGCTTCAAACTATGTTCAAGTTGATGTTTATTTAAGCCCTGAAGAATATAAATCAATTAAGAATGGCGCAATGGTTCATTTTGATTCTGACTTATATATTCCTGTTTCAATAAGTGGTTATGATTGTACGGGTAACAATCCTACAGAATTGAAGATGATTAAAAAAGTATAAATTAAGGGGTGTTTTGCACCCCTTTTTTATATCTTCCTAATTCGTCTCTTTGGTGTTTATACTGGGTTGTTTTTTGTCCAATACTCAAACGCTTATTGGTTATTGGGTTTCTGTTATTTTCTGATTGCGTAACCCATCTTAGGTTTTCAACTCTATTATCTGTTTTAAAAGTATTGATATGGTCAACTTGTGGCTTATTATCAGGATTTGGAATAAAATAATATGCAATCACTCTATGTTTCATAAAGTATCTTTTCTTTCCGTCTTTACATTTAAGCCATAATTGCAAATATCCTTTTGTTCCAATGTTTCCGTTCATAAACATTTTGTAATATTTGCTCCAAATTCTTCCATCTTTTGAAATAATGTATTTTTCAAAATCAATTAAACTCTCTTTACACATAGTTTTAAGGTTTTTTGGTATGTTTAATACAAATATACAAATAATTTTTTAAAAAAAGAAATTATGGCTCAAAAAGTCTATCAAATACAGATTAATGGTTTAACTGAGAGCGTTAAGACAGTTGATGCCCTTAATGAATCGTTAAAGACCCTTGAAGCAAGAATAAAGGCTTTGGAGGGCAAATCAGTTAGTGTTGGTTCAAAATCTTCAGGTGGTGGTTCTTCAAAAGCATCTTCATTATCAGAAGAGGCAAAATTGGAGAAACAGATTAACCAGTTGGAAGAAAAGAGAGTTGCTTACTCAAAGGAAGTATATCAGAATTATCTTGCTGCAAAGGATGTTTTAAAGGAAACTGAGAAAGACCAGAAACAGATTGCAGCATCTGAAAGATTGGCAGCAAAAACTTATTCCAACACCATTGCTGGAATGAAGCAAGAATTGGCTGACATTAAGGCTGTTATGCAAACAGTTGATGTTAGTGATTCTGGCCAAATGAAGCAAATGATTGACAGAGCAAAGGAACTTAACGATAAGTTAAAGGAAATTGAGCAGTCATATGGTCAGTTTGGAAGAAACGTTGGTAACTATTCATCTGCATTTGAAGGAATGCAGAAATTATCCATAAACATTGGTGGTGTAACTAGAGAATTCAACTCAGCAAGAGAGGCTTCAAAGACATTGAAGAATGAACTTATTGGGTTGGAGGCTGCTGGTAGTGGCAATACAGAAGTTGCAAAGGAGTTAAGGAGCGAGTATTACAAATTGCAGTCGGCAATGGATGATGCAACCAAGTCTTCAAAGGCTATGGATGCCGCAATGGACACAATGCAATCATTCACAGCAATGGCTTCAGTTGGCAATGGCTTAAAGGCTTTCTTTGGCTTTGATGATAATGAAATACAGAAATCAATTCAAAGATTGGTTGCTCTTCAGGGTGTTCTTCAAGGTATTGAAACCATTAGAAAGCAGATGGAAACTGGAGAAGGTTTTGGAAAGGTATTCACAAAATCGTTTGACCAAGTTGATGCTGCTAATTTCAAGTTGAAGAGACTTACCGTTTCATTGTTGGGAACAGGCACTGCTGCAAGAGCAGCTGCAGCTGGTATAAATGTATTGTCTATGGCTGCAAAGGCTCTTGCTTCAATTGGTATTGTTGCAATAATCAGTGGTGTTGTATGGGCTGCGCAGAAAGCATTTGAAGCAATTGGCAATTGGGCAAAGGGTAACGCTGATTTGGTAACATCAGAACAGCGTTTAAAGGCTGCTTTGGATGCAACAAACGATTCTTTGGAGAGAAATTTGAAATTGAATCAAGCAAAATATGATGCTGGTAGATTAAATATTGTTGAAAAACAAATAGAAGATGAAAAGGCATATGCTGCTGCATTAAGAGAAGCAAACGTTGAATTGGAGAAGAGAATGAACATCAATTCCAACAACTCAACATTTGCAAATGCTGTTAAAAACGCTGGTGCTGCATCTTGGAACAATTTCTTGCAGAATGATAAGGGAACAACAATGTTTGGTGGCTTCACAGAAGCCGCCGGTTCAATTGATGAATTAATAAAGCGTTACAAAGCATTGGATGATGCTGTTTCAAAGAATACAGGATTGGTTTATAAAAACGCCAAAGGCTTTGAAATATGCCATTTGTCAGCAAGCGATGTAAGAGATGAACTTAACCATCTTGAACAATTTATGGCAGGTCAGTTGGTTGGAACAATGAAGCAGTTTGATACAACAACTGATGAAGGAAGAAAGGCTTTGCAAGATTTTGTCAATGGCATTATGCAGAATGACAATGATTTGAGAAGGTCAATTCTTCTTAGATTGCCTGAAATCGTTGACAATGAAAAGGGAAATCTTGGTGATGCATTAAATGGCTGGTTACAGTTAATCAGGCAATTTGTTGCAAACTCTGATGCTGCAATGAATTCTCTTAATTTTGAGAAATATGCAAATTCAATAATTGATGCTGCTGATAAAACTCAGAAAACATATTTCCAAAGGCAAAGGGAAAACCTTAAAGCACAATATGATGCTTTAACAAAGGATGAGCAAGCAAAGCAAAAGGAGCGTTTTGATAAGGCGAATGCCGCACTTGATAAACAAGAAAAGGAGGCAACCAGAAAGGTAACTTCACAACTTAATTCAAGATATAAGAAAGAGGCTGCTGAGATTGAAGCGGGCGAAAGATATAAGAATGAGTTGCAGATTAAGATGATGAAGGATGGCCTTGCAAAGATTCTTCGTCAATTGGATGAAGAGGAAAGACAAGAATTGGTTAAGGCAAAGAAATATGGTGCTGATTCTCTTAAAGTGCAACAGTATTATGACAAGAAAAGGTTGGAAGAAAAGCGCAAATGGGCTGAAGAGGTTAGAAATACATATTTGAAATTGTATAATGACCTTAGACAGTTGATTAGCGAAAATGAAAACCAAATTCTTGAAAATACAAGCAAGAGCATACAGAACTCATTACAAAGTAGTCTTGATATGTACCAAAGGGAATTGGCTTCTGGTATGTCAAAGAATTACTCTAACTATGGTGCTGTTAAGGATGTCACAAAGCGTCAGCCATCTTTATTTGCCTATGATGAACAATATAGTAAAGAAGACATAGAAAATGCCAAGAGGTATCTTGATGTATTAAACAAATTAGTTCAAGCAGACATTGAGTTGAAAAAACTGCTTCAAGAATTACCAAAAGACCAAGAAAAATGGAGTGCTTCACAATTACATTCTTATAATGTTGCAAAACTAAAACTTGATGCGCTTGATGAAGAGGTTGGCAAATATCAAGAGGTAATTAAATGGAATTTGGCATTGGCTCTTCAAGATGATGCATATTCTAAGAGTTTATCGGAGGCTTTCTTAACAAGAATAAGAGAAAGAGAAAAATATTATTCTGATGTTAAAAATATCACCAAAAAAGCCTATAAAGACGAGTTAGAAGCACAAAAGAAACATTTAGAAGAATTAAAAAAGCAAGAAATTGAAGATGCTGGTCAAAGATATGTGTCAAAAAACTCCCAAACAGTATCTGACAGGGTTGAACAACTTGAAGAGTGGAGAAAAAACAATAATCTCTATACTACAGCTGAATCTGTTTTCAAAGTCAACCCTGCTTGGAAGAAAGCAATGGATGAACTATATAAGCAGATTACTGAAGCAAATGGAAAGTATTTTGGCGAAAATGGTGAACTTGCTCAGGCATTAAGAGAAGGAAAACTAGATATTGACGAATTCTTCAATCTTTCATTGCAAGAGGCTCAACAATACAGGGAAAAACTCAAAAACATTAATGAGAAATATGACCAAGAGGAAATTGCATTAGAAAACCAGACAAATCAGCAGATTAGAACAGCCAATGCAGAGCATTTTAATCAGATGATTTCTGAATTCTCTGATTTTTCTCAGGAATTGAACAACAGATATGGAAAGCAACCAATTGTAAACAATTTCAGAATTGTTGACATAAAAAAGACAAAGAAGAATTTGCAAGAGGTTAAACAAGGGTTTATAAATCTTATTAATGAAATCTTAGAGCAAAAGAGAAGGTTGCAAACTGCTTTGGCTAAGAATGAAATATCATTTGATGACTTCAAACTTGCTAATACACAATTGGATGACCTTCAAAATAAGGTTAATGAAGCCATAAAGGGTGTTGAGGAAAAGAGTAAAGATTTGCCAGGTGAATTTATTGCTTCTATTAATACTTATGTTCAAGCGGGTCTACAGGCAGTGCAAACTGTAATGCAAGCAATCAACGATTATCAAGATTATGAATTTGATAAGTTGCAAGAAGAGATTGATAAGGAAAATGAAATGCTTCAAGATAAGTTGAACTATCAAGAAGATATTATTAACGAGCATAAAACAAAGGTAGAATCAATTGAGGATGAACTTGCAACATCTAGAGGCGATAGAAGACAACACTTAATAGACCAACTCAATGCTGAAATGCAGGCTGAAAGGGATGCTTATAAGGAAAAGCAGAGGTTGGAGAAGGAAGAACAAAAATTGAAAGATAAGCAAGATGCCCTTGATAAGAAGAGGAAACAGGCTGAATACAAGAGAAATCTTCTTTCAATACTTGTTTCAACAGCAATGGCAACAGCCAATGGTCTTGCAACACAGCCATTTGTTCCAGTAGGTATTGCAATGGGTGCTTTAGCAACTTCCTTGGGAATGGTTCAATATGCTCTTGCAGCAAAATCAAAACCATATGCAAAGGGTGGTCAATTGGAAGGTGGTACTGTTGTTGGAAACAGACATAGAGATGGTGGTGTTAAAGTTCTAGGAGGTAGAGCAGAGATTGAAGGTGGTGAATTTATCACCAACAGGATTTCAACACAAATGAACGCACCATTGTTGGAATTCATCAACTCAAAGAAGAAAAAGATTGATGTATCAGACCTTCTTGAATTCTATGCTTCTACTGGTTCTGTTAAGAAGAGTATTTCAAAGGTTAGAACAAAGTTTGAATATGGTGGTTATATCCCTACCCTTCCAACATCGTTGGATATAAGAGACCAATTGCAGAACATTGTAATCAATCAGGATAACAGACCAATCTATGTAAGCGTTGTTGATATAAACAACAAGCAAGAACAAGTAAGACAAGTTCAAACTCTAGCTGGACTTTAATTGAAAAGGTGGTTAACAGCCACCTTTTTTCATTGGTATGTTTATACAAAAAATAAGAGATGAAAATTACATTTAAAGACCTGAATATTAAAGAAAAATTGGCAATAATCAGTGCCTGCGCAGCATTTACATTGGGTTGGCTGTTGACAGGCATTGCAGCATTTGTTCCACTTTTGCTTTCAGAACAAAGTATACTCTGGATATTGGGTCAGGCAATGACATATTCAGCAGCAGTGTTTGGTGTTAGTATGTATTTCAATGCTGAAACAAGATTGATGAAACAAAACATTGACAAACACTTGGCTCATACTGAAAGAATGATAATACAGAGGGAGAATTTAAGAAATAATGGAGATATTGAAGAAATACCTGAAGAAGATGAAACTCAGTAATAATGTTTTAATAGTAATAGGTTTATTAATTTGTATCTTAATGGGTTGCACTTTATGGTATGCTCAAACGCTACCAAAAATAGGAGAAACAGATACCATTTTTGTAAGTGATACGATAAGACAAGTTGACACTTTAACAATATTTAAGGAAAAACCTATTCCAAAGGAGGTTATAAAGGTAAAAGTTGACACATTTTATACCAAAGAAGGTAATGATACAACATTCATAACTGAAAATAAAGTATATCAAGACAGCCTATGTGTACAGAACGACACAGCCATAGTAACGAATTATATATCAGGAATAAACGCAAAACTCGACTCAACCAAAGTACAGTTGAGGATAACAAAAGAGACTATAACAAATACAGTAGAAATAACTAAGTATATTGAAAAGAAAAAGACTTTTTGGAATAGATTCCATTTGGGAGTGCAAGCAGGATATGGCTATGGTTTTGAATACAAAGGATTAGAACCTTATGTTGGTCTTGGTGGCTCATTTGATTTGTAAAAAAATTAGCATAAATCAACAAAACGCTCATATTTCAATTTTAAGCCCTTAAAACAGGTGTACCTTCATAGTTATCCATCTGTTTAAAGAAAACGCCTCAGAGAGGCTAAAATAACGTTTAAAAGTGAAGTAATATGAGTAAAGTAAAAAAGTTTTTAAATTGGTATTTTAGAAAGACATATGAATTCTATAAGCCAATGTACGATGCGGGTGTGAATCCTTTTATGATTTAAGGTTTCGCACCATTTTTTTTCAAAAATAATATGTTTAAAGTGAAGTATTATGAGTATTGGAATGTATAAAAATCCTTGGAATAACCAATATGTTGCTCCAGAAGGTTATGCATTTTATTTCAATGGCATTAATCAAGGAAGAATAATATGGACAGCAAGTCCTGAAGGATATTATATAGACAAAGATGAGAATTACACTGGTAAGGATAGCGAATAGACCAACGTATTGCATTGGTAAGTTGTATATCGATGGAGTTTACTTTTGTGACACCATCGAAGACACTGACAGGGGCTTAAAAGATGAAATGGATGAAAAGGAAATCCTTCAAAAGAAGGTAAAAGGAGAAACAGCCATTCCAACAGGCATTTACCATGTATATATAACTTGGAGTCCAAAGTATAAAAAGCCAATGCCACTTATTGAAGGTGTAAAAGGTTATTCAGGTATTAGAATTCATTCTGGTAACACTGCAAAAGATACCGAAGGATGCTTAATTGTTGGAAAGAATAAGGAGGTCGGAAAGGTTTTGGAATCAAGAAAGACATATGATGCATTATTTAAGAGATTGCAGCAGACAAATTCCAAAATCATAATTGATATTCAAAGGAAATACACAGTTTAGGGCATCCGGGCTCGCTACCTTGCATATGGACTGTATAGGGCTGATAGGTGAATATCAGCCCATTTTTTGTAACTACATATGTTTATACAAATATTTGTACAAATATGGCAAAGAAAATTAAGAAATATAAAGTTGGTTTGGATTCTGAAACAATGGCAATAAGTTTGGTTTCAGAACCCGCAATTGAGGTTGATTTCATTCATATGAAAAAGGATGAAGAGGAAAAGGAACAGGTATTTCTTGAATCAAATGAGAAATATCTTGTTTATGGCCCTGCTTTAATCCCTGACAAGGACATTTACAGAAACAATGGCGAGAATGAGTATTATCTTTCATTCTCAAAGGAATCCATTGAGAAGATGGAAAATGATTATATGAAGGATTTCAGACAATACAATGTTTCCCTTCAACATCAGGATAAGGTTGATGAAGTATGCGTTGTGGAAAGTTGGATTGTTGCTGATTCATATAAGGATAAGGCAAATGCTCTTGGCTTCAATGTACCTGAAGGAACTTGGATGGTTGCAATGAAGGTCAACAATGTTGATACTTGGAATAGAATTAAAGAAGGTGAGTTGAAAGGATTCTCAGTGGAGAGTCTTGTGAGCCTTGAAGAATTTAATAAAGTTGAAAATAACGAAACAATGGAAGTAAACGAGAATTTCTGGACAAAACTAAAGGGTATTCTGTTTGAAGCCCTTGGTAAAGAGGAAAAGGAAGAAGAGTTAAATGAGGTTGAATCAATAAACGTTGAGTTGGAAGAGGAAAAGCCTACAGAAACCCCTGTAGAAGAACCAAAAGCAGAAGAGCCTACAGTTGAACCAACAGTAGAGGAAAAGCCTGCTGAAGAGCCTAAAAATGAGCCAAAAGAAGAGCCAAAGGAAGAACCAAAGAAAGAGGACAATCATTTGGAAGAGTTGATTAACAACTTAAAGGCTGAAATTGAGGCATTGAAAGAGGTTAATTCAGGTCTTCAGAACAAGATTAAGGATTTGGGCAAACAGCCTTCAACAAAGCCTGTTTCAACAACTGCAAAGCCTAATCCAAAAGACACATATGCTGCTTGGAGAGAAACAATGCGTCAGTACATATCCTAGCAATAAAAAATGTAGTATGTTTAAATAAAATAATTTTAAAAATAATAATCTAATAACATAATTAATTATGGCAAATTTCATAAATGTATCAGGTCTTACATATTGTGGTAAAGAAGCCCAAGAGATTTTCTCAAAGGATATTTATGATATAGACCTTCGTCAGTATGGTATTACCTTTATGGATGGTGTTAAAGGTAAGATGAAGATGTATACTGGTGAGATTGGTGATGCTTGGCAGTTATATACTTGTCCATTCACCCCAGCAGGTGCTGCATCTTTGGCAGAATCATTCATTGAGCCAGCAGCTATCAAGGTTAACCAAGAAAACTGTTATGACACTTTCTGGAACACTTTCCTTGTTGACCAGACTGAAATTAGTTTAAGAGGTGGAATCCCTCAGACATTCGCTGATTGGTATTTTGACAAGCTTCGCAAGAAGATGAGTGCTGAATATCAGGAAATCTTCTGGAAGGGTGACACTGGTTATACAGGAACTTCCAAGGTTTATTTGAAGGCTGTTGATGGTATAGAGAAGAAACTTGGCACTATCCCATCTGGAAATCAGTTAACTATCAGTGCAATCACTGTTGCAAATGTAATCGAGCAGGTTGAGTCAGCAATTGACAAGGCTCTTGAGGTTGCAGGTAATGCAGAGGTTGACACTGAAGGTTACAAAATCTTTATGAATCATCAGGATGTAAGAGTTCTTGAGGTTGCATTAGGTAAACTTTGTTCTTGCAACACTACAAGCAACTTGTTCAACAACTATGCAAGAGAGAATGGTAGAATATTTGTAATGGGCTTTGAGGTTGTTCCTACAATGCAGTCAAAGAATACTATCATAGTCGGTCCGTCTAGGAACTTAGTTCTTGGCTATGACACATTTGATAGTCACATTGAGTATAAATTAATTGATATGAGAGATACAACTGGTGACAATATGTTCAGAGTTCTTGCTATCTCAAATATTGCAGTTGGTGTTATACTTCCTGAGTTGTTCGTTTTTGGTAAAACTGCCTAAATAACGAAAACCATTAAATAGTTGAATGGTGGTAAGCAATTTGGCTTACCACCTTATAAAAAGAAAATAATAATAATAAAATAATTATATAATTATGGCTATTTGTAGTTTAAATAGAGATTTGCTTCGTACAACCAGTTGTGGATATTCACTTCCTGAGGTTAAAGATATATATCTCGCAAACTATGATGATGTATCAGGAACATCTGCTAATACAGGAGTTGCTTATGGCGCAGCTACTGGTTGCAGTGGAACAGTGATTACAGACATAGTAATGAAGAATACTGCTAAGTTCTATCACATTGAACCAGCTAAGAATTCTGTAACATTCGAAGATACATTGGTTGTTGAAGACAATGGTAATAAGTACAGAACTCACAGCCTTACCTTCAATGTAGCAGGTAAGTATGACCAGTGCTTACATGATGATTTGGATGCACTTGCATTGGGTCGTTATTTCGCAGTGGTTGTAACTGCTGATGGTATTTGGCTTGGTCTTGGCCGTCTCGGTGGCTTGGAGGCTGAAACTGCAACTCTTGCAGGTGGTGGTGACACCAATGGATTACAGATTGTTCTTACAGGCAACGTAACTGAAAGCGCAATTCCTCTTGCAGAAGCAGCTGTGAACGTTGTTAAGGGTTAACAACAATTAGTACAAAAAATAAAAGGAAGAGATTATTTCTCTTCCTTTTTTTGTTTCTTAACCTTTGGTTTTTCTTCCTTTTTCTCTTCAATGTATTCTTTTCCTAGAAAATGTATTGTTTTATTCCTACCCTGTAAATCATGCTCTTGAACAAGGTACACATTTCCATCATTTTTCATTATATATTCTACCATAATTTCATATGTTTATTAAAAAATTATTATTTTCTGATTTTTAGAAATATTTATATTTAAATAAACATATTATATGGCTGTAACAGATTATTTAGAAAAATCATCAGGTACTTGTAGATATAGTTACAACAAACTAAAAGATGTGCTTTACCTTGTATCAGAAGAACATGTAAAAGATGTTATAATTGATAATGGTGAAGCATATATTAGTGGGTTGACAGAACTTCCACTTCGTATCAATGGTTTCAATATTCAATTTAATGAGGAAACATCATTGGATGAGCGTTATAAATTTCAAAAAACGCTTACCCTATCGATGCATGGCTATGTGAACTATAAAATCTTTGGAGGAAGGTACTATGCAATTGTAGAATCAATGGATGGAACTTTCTATATGATTAATGTTGATTTTCCTAGTAGAATAACGCATACATTCAATCTTTCAAAGGACACCAATCAGACAGATTTCACATTTGCTTCATTATCCAACTTTCCAACTCTTAAATTAAATGCAGAATTTGAGGCTGTTGAGCCTGTTTGCCTTGGTTTAAGGGTTCATGGCATTGATACATTGGAATTATTGGAAAGGGAAAAGGCAGTACTTGATACTGAGAATAAAAGGGTTATTTCAACTGAAGATTTCAAGAAAGTTGAATTCCTAGGAGATAGTTGCACATTCCAAGAGGTGTATGATGGCTTCAAGGTGACAGATACAATTACATTTGATATTGCGTTAGACAATTATAAACCATCTTGGCAGTATAATCTATTGGAATTCCTTGATAATAGATACGCTTCAATCATAACTCCAAAGGGAGGGGATAATAAATATTATCCAGGCTTCAATTTCGGTCTTCAGCCAAATTATACAATTCAAACAGCATCTCAAAATGGTCAATCTGACATTATAACGGTTACTCTTGTTGAAATGTCCTCATATGGTACAACAGCAGCAAATGATTGGAGTGATGACCAAGACACTGAAACAAGATGGCGTTGGGTTAAGAAGGTTGATGATATTATATGTTATGAATGTATTGGTCTTGGAAAGGCGAGATACCTTGTAAAACAACAGGTTGATGTGTTTGGAAATCCAACAGGAGATTATCAGGTAATGGAAGGTTATTCAAGCCAATATCCAGCATTCCATATTGTTGGGACGTTTACAGAGCAAGAGATATTTGATACTGCTGATTGTAGCGATGAAGAATCTTGTACAATTACATCAGATATTCCTGCATCAATTGTATTCACATCTACAACTTGCAATACATACAGCCTTTCAACCACTTGTGATTGGGAAATAACTGACATTCCAAGCCATATAACTGTTTCTCCAACAACAGGTGTTGCAAATTCATCTTATACGGTTACCATTTGCAATACAATGACACCACCAACAACACCTCTTGAAAAAAATCTATCATTGAAGTGTTGCAGAAATGTAAGGCTGATTAATACAAAGGTTATGAATGGCGGAAATACCTGTTTAAAACCTTCAACAAAGCAGATTAATTGCCTTGGGCAAACAGTAACGTTCACTTATAATGGAAGTTGTCAGATTAATGTTACATCAATTGACCCGTCTTTGACATATCAAGTTGGTTATAATACATTAACAGTTCAAGTTCCTAGAAATTATGGAACATCTGCTATTACTTGGAATATAACATATAGCAATTGCGATTGCAATCCTAATTCTGAATCTGTTTCAATCATACAGGATAAGCAATATGAAAGATGGATTGAAGATTCAGGCTATATATGTGATTCAGGTAATTCATACCATGTTGAGGTTAAGTATACAGGTACAACAGCAGATAATATTAATACAAGAACGCCTGAAACAAGGAAGGGTTCATTAATTCAGGAATTTGATTCAAGATGTGGAAGCCAAACCAAATGGGAATGGGATAATGAAAGTTATACCTGTCAAAATGGTAATAAATATAAGTTGGAATTTGAGTATATTTCAACTGATGGTGGCGAAACTTGGACAAAAACAAGTAATACAAGAGTTGGTGAATTGGTCGAAGAGCAATCAGAATATTGCATTGAACCAATTGAATATAAATGGGTTTTAACAACAAATTGGGTTTGTGAATCAACACCTCCAGTACCTCCAACGCCTGAGCCTCAATATAGAACAGTGTCAACAGCATTCACTTGTGTTGGCTATGACAAGCATTATTTGGATGAATATCAGGTATCTTATGATTCAGGAGAAACTTGGACAACTCTTTCTTCTTCAACAGGTAGTTTGATTGAAGTTAATTCAGAGTATTGTGGTTATGTGCCTCCAACACCAACAGGTTTCAAATTTAAAGCAACCTACTCAGATACATCAGTTGTAACGGCAGATTGCGATGCATCTTCAGCTATAACCCAGAATGAGATTGCTTCTTCAAATCTTGTTGAAGTAGAGATTGGCGATTGTGTAACAAGCATTGGTGAAAGGGCTTTCTATGATTGTAGTGGCCTTACAACTTGTACTATAGGTAGTGGTGTTACAACTATTGGAGGTTATGCTTTCCAAGCTTGTAGTAATCTTACAAGTATGGATATACCAGATAGCGTTACAAGTATTGGTTTTTATGTTTTCAACGGTTGTAGTAGTCTTACAAGTTGTACGATAGGAAGTGGCGTTACAAGTATCAATGTTGGTGCTTTTGCTAGTTGTTATGGTCTTACAAGTATAGATATACCTAATAGTGTTACAAGTATTGGTAATGGTGCTTTCAAAGGTTGTAGTGGTCTTACAAGTTTAGATATACCAAGTGGTGTTACTGTTATTGGACAAAATGTATTTAGTGGCTGCACTTCGTTAACAAATATAAATATACCTTCAGGTGTAACATCTATTGGTGGTTATTCATTCACTTATTGCAGTGGACTTACAAGTATATATATACCGAATAGTGTAACAAGCATTGATAGCCAAGCTTTCTATCAATGTAGAAGTCTTACCGCTATAACAGTTAACGCAACAACGCCTCCAACATTGGGTTCTTATGTTTTCCTCGCCACAAATAGCTGTCCAATCTATGTACCAGCATCATCAGTTGACACTTATAAATCTGCAAGTGGATGGAGTGACTATGCATCAAGAATAACAGCAATTCCAAATAGTTAAATAAAATGAGTCAATATACTAGTTATTACACATATCAAAAATATCAGAGAATAGGAACAGGAGAATGGACTCCTGTTTCCCCTTCTGTGTATTCGATTGATGGTGAAGGAACAATGCCTTTATCAATTAAAAATGAAAATGACCCTGCTTGTGGCTATAATCCACCTATTGAACCAATATATAGATGGGTTAATATGGACATTTCAACAAATTGGGTTTGTGATGATTGCCCAACACCTCAATACAGAACAGTTTCAACAGCATTTACTTGCGTTGGTTATGATAAACATTATTTAAATGAATATCAAATATCATATAATTCTGGTGTATCTTGGACAACAACATCAACAACAATAGGTGATTTGGTTGAGGCAAATTCTGAATATTGCGGATATACACCGCCAATACCTACAGGGGCATTTAAAATTAAAGCATCATATAGAAATTCAGAGACGTATTCAGCAGAATGTGATAGCAATCCAATACTTACAAGAAGAAATACAGGGCCATCTGGATATAATGCATATGATATGCTAACTGCAACAATTGGTAACTGCGTAACTTCAATAGATAGTTATGCTTTTGGAGAAAACTATACAAGGTTAAAAGAAGTAACAATACCATCTGGTGTTACTGAAATTGGCTATGGTTCGTTTTATGGCTGTAGCAGTCTTTCATCTGTAACAATATGGGAAGGTTCTGCATTAACAAGAATTGGCAACGGCGCTTTCAATATGTGTGGAAATTTAAAAAGAATTAATAGTTTTGTAGATGGAACGTTTGAGCTGCCAAACAGTTTAAGAACAATTGAGAGTTATGCTTTTAGCGGCTGTAGTGGTTTAGTAAATATTGATATTCCGTCTGGTGTTACAACAATTGGTAGTTATGCATTTGATGGGTGTAGCGGCTTAACAAATGTTACAATTCCTGACACAGTAACAACAATTGGTTTTAATGCATTTTCAAAATATGATTTGAATTTGCCTATTGAAAATAATATAAGATATGCTGATACATATGCTGTTGGTGTAACAAATGACTTTTCTTTAACAACCTATACTATTAAAGATGGTACTAGGTTTATTGGTAATGGCGCTTTTGGAAGTTGTACTAATCTTAGAAGTATAACTATACCTGATAGTGTTATATATATAAATTCTTCTGCATTTGGCGGGTGTTCTGCTTTAACGAGTTGTACAATAGGTAATAATGTAGCAAATATCGGCCAATCTGCTTTCAGTGGTTGTAAAAGTCTCTCAGGTATTACAATTCCTAACAGTGTAACAAGTATTGGTCAGAGTGCTTTCTGGAATTGTAGTGGCCTTACAAGTATAGATATACCTGATAGCGTAACAACAATTGGCAGTTCTGCTTTTGAAAGATGTAGTGGTTTAACTGATGTTACTATTGGAAGCGGAATTACAAGCATTGGAAACTGGGCATTTTCTGAATGTAGTGCCCTTACATTTGTAACAATTAATGCTACTACACCTCCAATATTAGAAAAAGATGAAGTTACTGGTTATGTAAACGTATTCGCACATACTAACGCCTATCTTCGTATATATGTTCCTTGTGATTATGTAGATATTTATAAAGTTGCAGATGGCTGGAGTACTTATGCATCAAAAATACGAGGAATACCGCCTTGTGGAGACGTTAAATTTAGATTCGTAGCAACATATAACGATTTAAGAACATATTCAGCTGAATGTACTTCAACATCGGGTACAATTGGAACAGCAACAACAAATCCATCAGGATATAAATCATCTGCAATGACAACAGCAGAGATTGGTGATTGTATTACAAGTATAGGAACTAGTGCTTTTACAAGATTTAGCGGCCTTACAAATGTAATAATACCTAATTCTGTATCAGGTATTGAAACAAATGCTTTTTCAAGATGTTACTCACTATCAAGTGTAACAATTCCAAATAGTGTTACAAGTATTGGTGGTAGTGCTTTCAGATATTGTAGTGGTGCTACAAGTATCAGTATTGGAAATGGTATAACAAACATAAAAAATTATGCTTTTGCTGGATGCACAAATTTAACTTCTGTGACAATTTATGCGGCCACACCTCCTACACTAGGAATTGGAGCATTTGACAATACCAACAATTGCATTATTTATGTTCCATCGTCTGCTGTTGACACTTATAAAGCAGCAAGTGGATGGTCAACTTATGCAAGTAGAATAACAGCGATTCCAAATAGTTAAAACAATGAGTGGATATTGTAAATATTATAAACAAAAGAAACAAGTGTCATATGATTCTGGAACAACATGGCAAGATGTTGTTCCAACTACATATCAAAAAGGTTCATTATATGAATCTCTTTCTGTTGATTGTGGTATAATTATAGCAGAAAGGTGGGTAAATTCTGGCACAATTTGTTCTGGCACAACAGGATATGATAAATATTATCTTCAAGTAAAGCAAATATCTTATGATAACGGAAGCACTTGGGCAACAACATCAGAATATAAGGTTGGAAGTCTGATTGAAAGAAATTCTAGTGATTGTGGTTTTTCTCCTGCTGAAGAATATGAATGGTTCTTGTCTGATGGGTATATGTGTGATGATTGTGATATTGTTGGATATACATACAGAACAGCGCCAAACACAACAACATCTGCTAACACATATACAGGTGTATGTGTAAATAATGGTGTTTTTTCAGGTATTACAGGATATAATAGCAATTATGCTTCTTATGTTAACATTGGTACTTGTTTTACAAGTATTGCTGATAATGCATTAAACAATCATTATAATTTAGAACTTGTTGAAATGCCAAGCACAATAACATCCATTGGTAATAGTGCTTTTACAAATTGTAGCGCGCTTGTTGATGCAGCAATTCCTAACAGTGTAACAAGTATAGGTAATAGTGCTTTTACAAATTGTAGTGGCCTTCAAAATGTTTTTCTACCAAATGGATTAACAAGTATTGGTGATTATGCATTTGCATATTGTTTAAATTTCTGGACAATCAATATCCCATCGGGATTAACTTCAATACCTACTGGCTGTTTTATGGGTTGCGAAGGTTTATCAGATGTTGAAATACCAACAAATATTACTTCTATAGGCGATAGTGCGTTTAGCGGATGCGCACAAATGAATGCAATAACACTGCATTCTATAACACCTCCAACTTTAGGTTCAAATGCACTTGCTGATACCAACAATTGCATTATATATGTTCCATCTGCATCAGTTGACACTTATAAAGCAGCAAGTGGTTGGTCAACTTATGCAAGCAGAATTCAACCAATAACTTAATAATATATTTTAAAATGATTAATTATGGCACAACAATGCGCATATGAGGTTTATGAGTTTAAGGTAAGTTATGATGGCGGAGAAACTTGGGAGAGTTTAGACCCAAAAGTTACAAAAAAAGGAGAAAAATTGCCATCTATAACAACATGCACAGAATCTGACATATATAGGTGGCTAAAAATTGACGGATTATATGGGTGCGATGGGCTTTATAAATATGAAAGGTCTGTAAGACAGGTAAGTCATGACGATGGAGAAACATGGTATTATGTTCAACCAATAACATATAGAAATGAAGGTACAGGAGTTTATGATGAAGACTTCTGCGCAAATAAATTTGAGGGTCATTATTTATTGGCTGGATATTATGACCCAAACCCTTTTGGATATATGACTGTTGACCCTGTTAAAATTGTAAAATGCAATGATAGCCCTTCTTTGTCAAGTGGAGAAACAAGATTTTATAATAACCAATATAGAATAGTATCAGGTATAATAGGTGAATGTGTTACTGCTATAGGTAATAGTGCTTTTACTGATTGCTATAGTTTATCATCTATTACTATTCCAAATAGTGTTATAAGCATAGGAAAAAATGCGTTTAGCGGATGTACATATCAACTTAGAGATGTTGAGTTACCATCAAGCATAAAAACAATTGGAGATACTGCTTTTTATGGCTGTGACGTTCTTCAGACAATTAACATACCAAGTGGGGTTACGTCTATTGGAGATAATGCTTTTGCTGAATTATCAAACCTTAGTACAACAATAAATATTAATAATTGTGATATTGGTATAGCGGCATTTGCGCAAACAAAAATAACATCAGTGAAATTAAATAGTGGAACAATAGGAGAAGGGGCGTTTGCTAATTGCAATAACTTGTTTAGTGTTACTCTTAATAATGGTATAACTTCTATTGGTAATTATGCTTTTAATAATTGTGGAAGTATCGTAGGCTCTGTTACAATACCTGCTAGTGTTACAAGTGTTGGTCATGATATTTTCCATAATTGTAGCGGCATAACAAATGCAAATGTTTATTCACAAGAAGTTGGTTATAATGATTTCAGTGGTTGTACAAGCATTTCATCTATAACATTATTTAATACAACAATAATTGGTGAAAATGCTTTTAATGGGTGTAACAAATTAACTTCAGTTATAATTCCAGCAACAGTTACAACAATCAGAACTGGTGCTTTTGCAAATTGTACAAGGTTATCATCTGTTACGATTTATGCAACAACGCCTCCTGGCATTAGTAGAAGCATAAATCCATTGCCTTTTGATAATACCAGTAATGATTTAGTTATCTATGTCCCATCAGCATCAGTTAACGCATACAAAAACGACACATACGGTTGGGCAGCATATGCTGATAGAATTCAGGCAATTCCATAAATATTAATGAGGAATAGCAATATTCCTCATTTTTATTATAAATATGTTTAATTAAATAATAATTTACAATAAATTTGATATAAAATGGCAAGACCAGTAGGTTCAAAAAATAAGCCAAAATCAACAGGTGGGTTATTTGTAACAAACCTTGAAAAACAGATTGAAGGAACTCCAATCAATAGAAACTCTCAACAGGGATGGGTAAAATGGGGACTTAGGAATGATTATCCTAACCTTCTTTTGAATCTGTATTCTGAGAGTCCAACACATAGGGCTGCAATTGATTTTGGCGTTCAAGCAATACTAGGAAATGGTGTTGATTATGATGCAATGAAATTGGATAGTGGTGACGTTGTTCCAAACTATTATGAAACATGGGATATGCTTATGAGGAATGTTGCATTGGACTATATGCTTTATGGCTCTTATGCCATCCAGATAATCAAAAACAAGGATAATACAACTTATTCCTTCTATCATATGCCGTTGGAAAAAGTAAGATGGAGTCCGTATGACGAAGATGGACAAATAACATCATATTGGATTTCAAATGACTGGACAGCAGTTGGTCAAAACCCACCATTTGAAATTCCTGCCTTTGATATGAGGGATGAACAGACAATTGAAAGAGGTACACCTTATCTTTATGTTTACAGGGCTTATTCGCCAACACAGAACTATTATACCTCGCCTCATTATACGGCTGCTATAAAGGCAATACAAAGCGAAATAGAGTTTATAAATTATGACCTTAAGCATATTGTTAATGGCTTCTCAACAGCAGGTATATTAACACTTCCTGAAGTTGAAACTGATGAGCAGAAAAAAGCAATAATCAATAACATTCAATCAATGTTCCAAGGTTCTGATAATACCAATCAGATTGCAATCACATTCAGAACAAACATTGAAGACAAACCAGCAGAATGGACTCCATTTGCGGATGGAAAAGGAAATGTTGACAAATATTCTGAATCAAATAAACGTTGCATAAGCAGAATATTGGCAGCACATCAGATTCCTTCTGCAATGTTGATTGGTATGCCTGATACAAATAATACAGGTTTCTCGTCTGATGCTGATAAGATTGAAACAGCGTATCAGTTATATCAGAAGTTAACAGGAAATTATAACAGAATTAGTGTTATAAAGAGTTTCAATCAGTTGCTTAATATGAATGGAATTGACACCCAAATCATAATGAAGCCACTTAAGTTCAATGACTTTGGTGATAAGGATGATAATGCATCTGAAACAAAAACAACTGAAACCTCTGACAATATTTCAACAGGTAATATTGAAGAAAAGGAAGATGGCAATAATAAGATAAATAAAGAGTAATGGCTATGTATATAAATACGCTTATAAATGAGAAATATTTGAAAGAATTTTCTCCAATACCTTTAAACTACAATAGCAAAGAGGTACAGAATTATATAAAGATTGCAGAACAGATATGGCTTGAACCAATATTGGGTTATCACTTCTATCAGGAACTTATTTATCAGGTGAAGAACAACCAAGTTTCAGAAGAGAATTCAACCTTGTTTGTTGAAGCATTATATCCATTATTGGGTTATGCTGTTGCTCTTGAGGCTTTACCATTCATATGGAGTCATATATCAGAGGTTGGAATAACATTGGGTCATAGCGAGAATAGCGATTCATTGTCACTGAAGGATATGACTTATATTGAGGGTCATTTGAGAAGACAAGTAGAGGTACGAAAGGATTTCTTGATTAAGTTCCTTTGCGAACACCAAGAGTCTTTTCCACTTTTTGATAATTGCAAATGTGAATGCAATGGTTGTTGTTCAGCAAAAGGTTTGAATACCCCAAATCCATTATTTGAAATATATTCCACTTTAAGAAGAAGAACAAATCTAATATAATATGTTTAATATAAAATAATATTATATGATTGATAATTATGATGATATAATTGACCAATGGTCAGCACCTTCTGTTGGTTGTTGCACAAATATGATGGAGATTCACCCTGAATGTGATTTATCGAGGTGGGCTGTTCATCAAACTGTTACTGTGCTTGCAAACGCAGATTACTATTATACTAGGGACGAGGTTGACTATTTGATAAAACAGGTAACTGCAAGTGGAGTTACAAGGGAAGAGGTTGAAAGGATGATTCAGACTGCTATTGCATCAAAGGCAGACCAAGCAGACCTTGAAGCATTATCAGCCCAAGTTGCTAGCAACACTGAAAGAATTCTCAATACATATACAAAGCAAGAAACAAATGCTTTGTTAGATGCTTATTTGACAAAACTGAGGGCAAACGAAATGTTTGCAAATTATACAAAAGTCGAAAATACAACACTCATCTTAAACTCAGATAATATTGGAATATAATTAACGTTAATTAAAAATATATTATTAATATGGCAAATACATTAGATAAAATCAAATTGTCAGGCGTAACCTATGATATTATAGATGCAACTGCAATTCATAGTATGGATGGTTATTGGACTTCAGGACAAACTGAAAACGCCATAACTGCTGCAACAGATGCTCTTGCTCAGGCAATCGCAGAACAAGGCTATCAAACATCAGGTGATGTTCAATCAGCAATAACTGAAGCAACAAGTGGAATTAATAATACACTTACAGCACATACAGCAAATACTGACATACATGTTACAACTGCTGATAAGACTGCTTGGAATGCAAAGGCAGATATATCTGACATTCCTTCTGTAAGTGGTTATGCTGACGCAGTTAAGTATAATACATCTTCAAAATATGTTGAATTCTATCATGGTGGAACTGGAGGCACTGTTGTCTTCTCATATGATGCTTCTCCATTCCTTATTGATGGTATGGTTCAAAATGTTGAAATTAAAGATGTTGAAATATCAGGTGAAACAGTTACTTGTCTTGTAATATCATTCAACACTGATGCTGGTAAGCAAGATATTAACATTCCATTGACAGAAATCTTTGACGCTTCAAATTATTATACCACAGCAGAAACAGATACTGCAATTGAAGCAGCAACATCAGGTAAGGCAGATACATCAGCAGTTACAGCAGTTAATGATGTTGTGACAGCGCACACTGCAAATACAAACATTCACCTTACTTCAACTGAAAAGGCAAATATCGATGCTCTTGCAACAAATATTGCAACAATCAGTGGAATAACTTCAGCAGATATAGCATCTTGGACTGGTAAGCAAGATGCATTGGTAAGTGGAACAAACATCAAGACAGTTGGAGGAAATTCATTGTTAGGTAGTGGTGATGTTCCATTCCCACCGGGTATGACAGCAGAAGTATCAGGAACAACATTGATTTTCTCTTAAGAATATGAAGGTAGGGTTAACTCCTACCTTTTTTAATATGGAACTAAGCATTTGCTGAAAGCAATATGTTTATATAAATATTTCGAAATATGTCAAACATAATTGATTCAATACAACTGTCTGGTACAACCTATCAGATTCAAGGAAGCGGAGGCGGAGTACCAGAAAGTGCATTCACAGCTCATACTGCTGATACTACTGTACATACAACTTCAGCAGAGAAGACATCTTGGAATGGTGCTGCAACAAATGCTTCAAATGCAATAACAGCATTGGGCGGTTTATCACTTGTTAAACTAACGCAAAGCGAATATGACGATTTAGTAACAAAAGATAACTCAACATTATACGTCATCGTAGATTAATATGGCAAATACAATAAGAATTGGAATATTTGAAGTATCAAGCTTCAAGGTAGGTTTAAAAGACCCAAAAATCTACCTTGGGGATGTATTGTTATATCCTCTAGGTGGATATAAGGTTTGCTATGCGGTTGTTGAAGATATATCCCAATACCAAGAAACAGAGTTTGAGGATGTCTATGACAAAGCAACTGAAAAGTGGTATAAACTGAACAACCTTAACCAATATGAGCAGTATGGTGTATATGGAAGTGGTAAGAATATAACATACTATGATGGCAAATTAACCATTGATGATGGTTATGAATATCAATACAGTGGAGATTCTTGGATTAATGTTGGTGAGGTAAGTGGAAGTTCAAGAGTTCCGATTGGCTATACAGAGGTTGAATATATCCAAAATACTGGAACATCATACCTCAATATAGCATTCACTCCAAACCAAGATACTAGGGTCGTAATGCAGTATCAAATGGTTACAGATGCTGGTGCAGGTCGTTTTTGGGGAGCTGGTGCTTGGAACTCTGCAACTGGTATACAGCCAAACTATGAAGGAGGATACTTGCAAATGTCTTGGTTAGGAAAAACATCTTGGACAAGGTATAATAATTTCCCAGCGGATTACAATAAGCATCTGTTAGACTTGAACAAGAATTACCTATATCTTGATGAAACATTGGTTGGTTCAAACACATACACAACAAGAACTGCATCAGACCCAATAGGTGTCTTCACTTACATAGGCAGTGGTAGACCATCACAAAGTGGTTATTGGGGTCAAGAACACTTTAAAGGTAAGATGTATTCATTCAAAGTGTATGACAATGGAACTTTGGTAAGAGACCTTGTACCTTGCAAGAGAGGCAATGATAACACTGTTGGTGCATATGATATTGTAAACGATGTGTTCTATACAGTTCCAACTGGTTATACAACAGACAAGTTGGTAGCAGGTGCTGAAACAGGAAATACTGAATATCCAGTATATTATAGTGAGAAATCAGACCCATTGGATAACCTTACATTCAATACAATAGCAGAAGCACAAGCATATGCTGAAGCGAACTGTGTATATGATGGAATGAAAGCAACCATTGGCACAGATAGATATTATTTCGATTCAGAGGATGAGAATGGTTGGGTTAAAGTAACTGAATACTATATCGTTGAAGATGTTACACCAAATCAAGCTAGTGGATGGACAATAAGTGGTAGTTCGACATATAACCCAGATTCGTCATACTATGATGACTTTGACCTTGAGACAACATCAACAAGCAATGTAACAAAAATTGCAAAGGTTACAATATATGGCTACGACCATTTCACATATTATCTGAGAACTAGTGGTTATTCAACTTATAACTATGTTGCGGCAACAAACGTTGATGAAATACAAACACCACCAGCATCAATGTCATATGATTCATCATCAGCGATAACCAACACATACAATTGGAATAAATCGCCAAAATCTGCCGTTAACTTATCCAACTATAGACGAGTTACTTACAACAACCTTGACAAGACAGTAGAACATACATTCTATGTTTACTTCTATGGCAGAACATACAGCAGTTATGTTGGAAATGCAACCATATTGATACCGAAGGAGCAGACAAACGAGAATTGGGAACAAGTTACATTCTCTGCATCATCTAATGTTGCAAGTTCTAGTGGTAAGAACTTGTATATTGATGGCAACTACTCATCAAGTGGTGGAACACAGTATTGGTATTACAGATGGATGATAGGTTTGCCAAGTGGTAGTCATACTTCATATACAAACTACAGCAATTACAACTATTGTCCAAATGTAACAAGTTCAACATTCACCTCAGTTGCTGGTGAACAACGTCAAGTCAACTTCACATATGATAATACAACCAATAAGTCATTACAGTTTAGATTGGTAGATACAAGTGGTAATACATTATCACCAAGCAATACTGTATATTACAATATGACTTATTACAACAGTTGTAGTGTATCAAGTTCAAGTAGTAATGTTACATTCCCAAGGTCTCAGAGTGTGAAAGTTGGTGGTAGGTTCAGATTTGCCAATTCATCCAATAGACATTACATCTATGGTTATTCGCCAAACATATCGTTGAATTATGACTACTATGTTGACAACTATCAGAGCACATTTGATATAACATATACCAAGTTGAGTGAAGAGGCTGTGACAATAACATATACAACTTATGACCCATCAGATGTTGAAACACCATCGTTCAAGACTGACATAACTTGGCCTTATAATGGAGGTACTAAAATAACCACAGCAACAACGTCATATGATGTTCCTTATACATATAACTATACTGTAGAGCAAACAAGTAATATGTTCTATGCTGCAAGCCAGACATTCACAGCAAGTCAAGCTTCAAGAACTGTAACATTCACATTATATCCAAATAATAGGGAGTTTGCAACAGTTGCTGATATGGAAGCATATCAATATGTTTGGGAAGGTATGAAAGCGATAGTTGGTGATACAAAATATCAATACAAAAATGGCGTTTGGACTGAATCTACTTACACTGAATTAGAATATATCCAATGTGGTAGCGGAACAACTAGTACTAATGGTGGTTTGCAATTGTTGACAAATGTAACAGCAGATTACTATTTTGAAGTTGAATCACAATGTGTAATTAGGTCAACGTCTCCAATGATAATTGGTGAGAAATCGGATGTTGAGGTAGTAAGTTATCAATTAGGTTTGTGTTATTATAGTAGTATGTTCTTTGATTATGGTGGTGGTCGTTTATCAACTAGCATCAATTCAACAACTCAAAATGAAAGACATACTTATGGAGCTGGTCATATAAGTGGTTCATCTAATCAAAATGTGGTTGGTGTTAAACTTGATGGAGTAGTTAAAAACACAACTAATGTAACTACTAGAGTTGAAGGATTGCCATATCTAGTAGGTGGTACAGTTACTTATTCAGGACATTCAGCTTCTGATGTAAAAGTTAACAACAGTCAAACTGATGTCATAAAACTTTATTCAATTAAGATATATAAAGATTATGGAGATACATTAGTTGGCGATTACATACCAGTAATTAACAGTGATAATGTCGTAACGTTATATGATAAAGTCAGTGGAAACTATGCGACACCTTATGGTACTTTGATTGCAGGACCTGAAAAAACATAATTTATAAAAAAGAGATAGATTTGAATTTCTATCTCTTTTTTATTTATATTTTATCCATAAATTATTCATGTTTATCATAGAATATAAATAATTTATTTAAATCTATTATAAACTATGAGTAGACCAGTTGGAAGCAAGAATAAACCAAAGGTTGCAAAAGGTAGTGGTGTATTCCTAACCAACCTTGAGAAACAGATTGAAGTTTCAAAAATGGCGTTGAACAGAATCATAAACAACGCCTAGCGTACAATAATCCTATGAATAAAACAAAATTTAAAAACACAAAATACGATTCTGTTTTTTATGTCAGATTTACTATGGATTGTCTGAAATGGGCTTCAAAGAAATTATATAGTAAAACGAAGCCCACAATAATTAAATAAATTATAGTGACAAACTATGCTATTCAAAGAAAAAGGTTGAACGATAATTGGAATCATCATCCAACCTGAAATTAATTAATTAAATAACTAAAAACCTTTCAATATGAAAGAACAAAAGACATATTCACTCAAACAACTTTCAACATTGCAAATATACAAAAAATATTTTAAAAAAAGAAATTAAAATGAAAATTTTTTATTTATATCAAAACTTTTTTCCTGATTCTTCAAATAATCTCCCTTCAACTTCTCATATGAGTCAGAGTATTCTATGCACATGTTAAACATCTTATTCTCTTTAGACAGGTTATTATACATCCTCTGCCTTACCTTCCATTTGTAGTCTATTCCAAAACCCTTATCAATGTGCAAGTTGAAGCCTTCATCCTCATACAGTATCTCCATATTTGGTGTTGTTCTAACAAAATGTTGACCAACTGACATTTCAACCTTTTCAGTTACCCTTGTATTGAAGATTGACAACTTTGAAACATCTGAGAATCCATCCATATGATTCATTCTTTGTTTATAGAACTTATGGCATAACTGATGAAGGTATTTTCCTTCCTCATAGATAGGCTTAGAATCCTCACAGAGCGAATAAATTGGTGTTGCCATAACATTATACCTTCCATCAATAAATTCCTCTGCAAGAGCCTCAAAATCGTTGAAATAAAACACCTCATCCATATCAGTTATGATGATTATGTCATATTGGTCTTTCAACTCCAGATAGGCTTGTTCCTTTACAGCCTTCTGTATAAATTCATTTTGACCATTTGAATCAAAATGGCGCACCTCAACAAATGGGTATTTCTCTAGTTCTTCAATTGAACCATCAGTTGAACCATTATCATATACAATAACCTTGTCAGCAATCCTCTTCCAATAATCAGCGCAGAATGGAATTATATCAATCTCGTTTTTGCATAATGTTACCCAGCATACTTTATATTTCATAATATCTTTTTATTATAAATATATAGAAAAATTGAAAAGTTTAAATTTTTAAATAAAAAAATAACGCTGGTAGCGTTACCAACCAGCGTTATCAAACAAATTTTTAATTAAAAAACATGACACTAAATTAAACTATCTTCACAGACCATTTAATTAATGGCCTCAATCCCAATCCTGTTTCACAACTGTAAGGGAGAGGACTTGAAACAAATGAATCGTATTTCAATTAACTGTCGCAAATATACATAAAAAAGTTAAGAAAAGAAAATGATTTTAGTTAAAAGACGTTAATTTGTACTCAAAATCAAAAACTCGTCTCTAAGCCATTAATTTATGTATACCTTATAAGTTGTCCACACAATATACAAAAACGCCTCAGAGGGCTTAAAAATACCCTTAAATCAAATGTTTAGTATTTGTTCATCGATTTAACAAAGTTTAACACTTGAAATTTCTCTTTTAGGGATATTTCTGGTATATTTGCACTGAATCGATTCAAAAAGTTTATGTTTAATTTAATTAATTTTTAAAAAATGAGCAAGAACAAAGAAAAAGAATTTGAGAAAGCACTGGAGTTTGGTCTTAAATCACATCCAATGGCTAGTACATCAATTGAGATTAACAAAAAAAGTCAGGAAAAGTTGGAAGACATTGATAATGAATTGTTAATTGCATTGGCTGGTAATAATCTTCAAAACTATATTCTCACAACCTGTAGGGAGATAGCTATCCAGAGAGAGTTGAGAAGAAGAAAAAGAGCATTACCACCTCAATTCGTTAAAGGAATTGTAGATGTATTCTATGAGGGAACGTTGAATGACGAAGACCTATGCAACGTTGAAGACTTCAAGAAATGGTATGAGGAACAGGGGGAGTGAATAACTCCCCTTTTCTTTTTATATATTTTTCTTTTAATAATATATTATATAATAAATAAAATTAAACTAGTAATATATATAATATTTTTTCTATTTAATAATAAATTTAAAAAAGAATAAATATATTATCCAATATACTATCGTATATTGTCTAATATATTGTAAAATAGGCATTTCAAGAAATATTTAAAAAAAGTTAATCAAAAATTATTGTTTTTCAAAAATTTTTTGTATATTTGCATCAAGAAACAAATTATTATTAACTTTAAAACAAATTTCAATTATGGACAAAGATTTAAAAAGAATTTATCAAAAGGAGAGGGAACTTGAATTTTTAATAAGTGAACTTCCAACAATGGAAGAAATGGTAGAAAAAACCAACAGTGTTATCACAAAACTAAGAATTTTCAAAGAAAACACCGTTCAATTTATGAAAAAATCAACCGGTGAACAACTTTTTTAAAATTTAAAACTATTTATAATAAAAAAACCTACTTCAACCATGAAAGAATTAATTTTTAAAACACTGGCTCTCAAATTGATTAACTTCGCAATCTCTCAACTTGATGAAAAGATTCAATTGTTTTGGGATGAAACTGGAGAAGTCATTTCAATTGAAACAATTACATCAATCAACATCAAAAGACTTCAACACTATCAAAATTTAGCATTTATATACCTTGACGCAAAAGAAAACCTTGAAAACAACAAACCTCTCTCAAAAGAGAATTATACTACAATACACAACTTGCTTCAAGGCTCAACAGAAGAAGTTTTTGATAATGACAAACAACTGGAGGACTTCAAAACATATAACGATAACCAATTAAAAGAATTGCTGTAATGGGTAGACCTTTAGACACATATGACCAAGTAAGAGAAAAGTACGAAAGAGCAACTGAAAAGAAAGAACAACTTGTTAAATTGAGAGATAACGCAAAAACTAAAAAAGACAAACTCAAATACGATAGATTAGCAAAAACACAATCAGTTAAAATCTCTTACTATAGAAGACATTATCCTTCAATAACAAGAACAAAGGAAGAAATAAAAGCGGTAGCAATACCACCAATCAGACCAACAACAAAAGCACATTATAATGAATTACTTACCAATTACCAGCAGCAGATTGATGAACAACTCAAAATAGGTAATACAAGAGAAGCAAATCTAATGAAAGAAGCGTTGGAATCAATCCGCTTGCGATACACATACAGTTATTAGTTATGCTTAGAACAAAAGAACAAATTCAACTTTTTCTCAATAAAACAAAACAACAAAAGTTGAAAGAAAAACAAAGGCAAAAACTCAAATATAAAAAGGCTCAGGAAGCAACGAAAAAAATTCTAAAGGGTAAATCCATTAAAAAAGCAAAACAACCACCTGAGAAGCCTTTAAAATATGCCTATAGCCTTACTATATATCAATCACATCAGGTAGAAAGAGAAACAAACGAAGATAACCTCTATTCACTGTATGAACTTCAACATATAGAAGAACTATTCCCTGAAGAAGAAGGAAGAATCAATTGGATTGTATGGAATAAGTTAATAGATAAATATAGAAAAAACCTGTAGGTGGTGGGTATAACCTTCATTTAACCATTTATTAATAAGTAATAAATATCGATGATGATAGGTGGCCTTTTTCAACCACCTATCATTTGGTGTTTTAAATGGGTAAGTCCTTAACAGCATCTGCAACATCCTTATCACCCTTCAACTGGTGAATATATGTTGCAATCGTATTTGGAGAACGAGCCATTAAAGATGCCATCGCTGCAACAGATGCATTTGGCTTCGATAAATAACTATTTGCAAATGAATGCCTGGCACTATATAAACAAATCTCTTCAACATCAATTAAAACCTGCTCCAAACCATTTTCAACATTCTCCTTAATGGTTTGCTCATTTATCTCCTTTGAAACCTCTCTTAACCATCTAACAGCCTCACTACAGAACTTTCCCATTGCATTGGTAATCTGCTTTCCCTCAATACCATCCTTTAATACAGGATATATATAACCACCCTTGCTTCTCGCCAAATAATGCTCAAAACAAACCATTGTCAATATATCCCGCTTCAATAAACAAACAACTCCCCTACCTGTCTTCCTTCTCTTAAACTCAACCTTCCAATAATCTTCACCATTAACAATAACCCTGCTACAATTCTCAGCCTTCAATAACGCAACATCAATTGGAGAAGAACCATTTAACCTGTAACATATAAGAAAAAACATTAAAGCAAACTCCTTTGTACTTCTCTTCATTAATCTACTTTCAATACCTGACTTATAAGAAAATAAATTACCACCACTATCAATATCCAAACAACAATCAATAAAATAATCCTTTATCTTCCTTAAATTAATCTCATCAATGTAATATGTCCTGTTATCCTTACTATACTTCTGAGTGTACTTCCAATCCTTAAAAGGATAATCCTGACTATCAACCAAACCCTTCCTAATTGAAAAGTTCCATACAGCAGCAATCCTACCACATATTCCCCTTATACTATTATCACTTAATCCCAAATCCTTAATCAACTTCTTTACCTGAGATAAAGTAATATCATTAATTAAAAAGTTATCCCTGCCAAAATATTCCTTCAATACATTGTAAGTGTAATCATATAACCTAATTGTATTACCTGAAGAACCCATTTCATCCAAATATAATTTATATATTCTCCTGTATTCATTTCCATTGGCAGAATAATCCTGTATTATATTATCCTCTTCCAATAACATTGAAGGTGTATATCTCTTACCTGAATATTCATACTCATTCTTTTTAGATATAACCCTCTGCTTAATATCATTAATCATCTTATTCAATACAGGAGCATTTGCACAACCCTTCCTTATCTCTTCCCTTAAAGGATTCCAAAACCTCTCCTGTACAAATACACCCGTAGACTTTTCTTTCCTTCCATTGAAACAAACAACAATGTAAATGGGATTCTCACCCAATGCATTTGAACGATTCTTCTTCAATACCAACCTGATTGAAGCACTGCTAACCTTTGTCATAAATATAACCTCCTATAATTTAATTAAACTTGAAATTCATTATTGAAATTAGTGACACATCAAAAGTCTCGGCAAATCTACTAATAATATCTCACAATCTCATTATATTATTAGTTAAATAAAGTTAATAGCCTTTATACATAATACTTTCAGACAATATAAAATTTATAGATAATGATGATGGTCATAATTGCCTTTTAAAAAAATAATCTTCTTCAATATGCTCGTAACTATTTATTATTCAGGTAATTATACTATATTTTATAAAAATAATAATTGCTTGAAAATAATTAAAGTCTCATGAGCAGACCCATCAATCGAGAAGAAAGGTTAGATAAAATATTTAGAGAGAGTAGAGAAAGACACAAGAATAAAAAGTTATCAATCGCAGAACAAAAGGTAAAACGTTCCAAAATGCTAATTGCGTCTTATAGATACAGGGATAAAAAAAGATTCAATAAAGAAATAGATTTGGATGTTGATTGGTTCATTGATAATATATTCAATTCAAAATGTATATACTGTGGAGAATCTAACTGGAGAGAATTAGGATGTGATAGAATTGATAATGATAAACCTCACACCAAAGATAATGTAGTGTGTTGTTGTTCAACATGCAATAGAATGAGAGGTGATGATTTTTCCATAAGTGAATTCTTAAAAATAGGAAAGTTGATTAAAGAAATATATAATCAACGCAAGATGCAGAAATTAAATTAAAAAATATTTCTGCATTTTTTGTATTTTTCGATTTATCCTGATATTTATATATAAAAGAAATAAATAATGGATAATAATTATTTTAAGGAAAACGAATTAAACGATTGGGAATTATTACAGGCTTTCAATGAGAAAACTCATTTATTTGATGAACTAACCCCAACAAAGGTAAAACATCATACTGATGGTACAGGATATACGGTAACAAGATTGGGAGATACAAGATATTGGAACATTGAATTGAAATATAGAAACCTCAATCTAATGGAAGATGGTAGAATATCAGGAGCAACAGATAAGGGTTCATTCTTTGATGAAACAATCTTCATTGAAAGTCATAAAGCAGCAGATATGTTATTTGATACAATAAATGGATTAACGCCACTGTATATCAATTTCCTTGCTGATGGAACAACAATTATATTCAACCTTTCCAATTTAAAGAAAAGACCAAAGAAGACTGGTACAATGAATATAAAAAGCAATGGATATGGAAAGTTTGAAATTGCAAAGAGACAGGGATTATATATCACTGATGCAGCCATTTATAACAAGAATGGAAAACTAATAAAACGAGCAGGAGAAGACTTTATTTAAATGAATGATGCAAAACGATTTATAAATTACATCAATGACCATTATAATGAACTATATAATAGATTTCAAGCATTCTGCAATGATAAGAACTATACATTTGACCCTGATATATTCCAAGATACAATATTGAAATGCTATCAACTTATAGATAAACAGGGTTATATGAAAGACACAACTGATAAGGGAATTGAGAATTATTTCTTTATGAGTTTCAAGCAAAACCTTCAAAGGGAATCTCAATATGCTAGGAATATGAAAAGGGATAATAACATTGTTAATCTTCAGGGAGCAAATGAAACATATCTCAATTCATTACTCACCGAACAAGAGAAATTGAAATCAGACCTATATAAGGACTTTGCTGCGTTGTATCTATTGAAACAGGTAGAAGATAACTTTGATAGTGAGCATTTCTATTTATTTAGATTGAAAGTTTTTGATAAGACAATGACATATAGGAAACTATCTGAAAAGACAGGAATAAAGGGATGTAGACAGAAGGTTGTTGATTGTAAGAATTGGTTAAAACAGAATGTGAAACAAGAGGATATTAGAAAGGAATTTGATAATATCTATGGCGAAATCCTTTAATTATATATGTTTAAACAAAAGTATGTAGTATGATATTTGAATTTATATTTATATTTTTAATTTATTTATTTGTAATACCTGTTGTATTCTACTGGACAGAGGTTAGACAATTACCTGAATGGTTAAGGTTTCCACCTTTCAATTGCAGAAAGTGTTTAACGTTTTGGACATTGCTTGCAATCTCAATGATAGTTGGATTGAGTTTTGGGGCATATTGGTTTATGGGAACAGGTATAATAATGGCGATACTGACAGCAATTGCGATGACAGTGGAGCAAAGAAATAAAACAATAAAACTATGAAATGGTCAAAGGAAGATATTGAATTAGTAGAGAAGTTTATTGATATAAGGAACAGGGGTTATTATTGTGATGGAATGCAATTAACTCAGGTTTATAACAGGGTATTGGAGAAGAATGTTAATGTTACCAATTGTGGAACTTGTCTTAGAGTAAGGGTTGGTGAATTGGAAGCAGCGTTAAACCAATTTAAAGCCCTCTCAGAGAAGACAAAACAGGAAGAGGTGAACAATGATACCCCTGAGCAAAATAATGAGCCTACAGAGCCTAAAAAACGCATAGGTAGACCTAAAAAGAGTTAATATATGAGCAACTTTGATATAAAGGGTCATGGTTTATCAAAATATGAAGACAGGAAAAAGAGGGCAAACGAACTTATAAGCCACCAATATCTTAGAGAGAAGTGGTTAAGGGCTGACCATATTGTTGACCAGGTGTATTGTGACCTTTGCAATGGAATATCAAAGTCTGATATTATAATGAAGTTTGCCAATTGTCAATATGATGGTCAAAAGAATGCTATAAAGGAGCGCACAGCGCAAGAATACATTGCATCTGCTGTTGATAGGCTTCATTATGATATGGAGGCAAAACAGGAGGATTTAAGGGCTGATTTATATGGAAAGTTACTAACTGTATATAATGATGCAATGCAGGCAAATGACAGATATTCAGCAATTGGAGCATTGCAGACCATTATGAAGTTAACTGGTTGTATGATTCAACAGCCTCAGACAGCCATTCAGATAAACAGTGACAAGGAAGGTGGTGTTACTGTTAATTTTGGTTTTGATAAGAAGGATGAAGATTAATTTTAATATTCAATTAACAAGGAAACAGAATGAAGCATATGAGATACTGCACCAGAAGGATTGTCAATTCTTAATTGCAAGATGGTCAAGACAGTGTGGTAAGACCGTTTTTGCTGAAATAATGATGATTGAATATCTTTGCAAACCAAATACATTTAATGCTTATATATCACCAACATTTTCTCAGGGAAAGAAGGTATTTGCTGAATTGGTTCAATTATTGGAATCAACAGGAATAATAAAAAAGGCAAATGCATCAGATTTAAAGATTGAATCAGTATACGGTTCAACATTAAAGTTCTTTTCAATGGAATCTCCTGTATCAATAAGAGGTAATACAGTTAGTGGATTATTGGTAATGGATGAGGCAGCTTTCTTTCCAAGGGAGTTACCATCAGGTGAAGACCCATATTATAACGTTATATTCCCAATCATTAAGGCGAGAAAGCCAAAAGTACTAGTAATTAGTACACCAAATGGAAGACAGGGGATGTATTATGATTTATATCTTAAGGCTTTCAATGGGGAAAAGGGTTATAGGGAGTTAACAGCATCGATATATGATGATGACCTTATTACAAAGGAAGAGATTGAGGAATTGAAGAGGGGTTATCCTCCTTTGGCATTCAAACAGGAGTTTGAGGTTGAGTTTTTGGACAATGCATTAACAGTATTTCCAAATTTTGAGACCTGTTTTAATGGAAAATATACAGGTGGAAGGTGTTGGATTGGCATTGACCCTTCATCAGTTGGTGATGATAACACCATTGTATCAATAATTAACCAAGATAATCAGGTAAAACAATATAAAATTGATGGTTCATTGGATATAAAGTATGATAAAATTGCAAAAATCATCAATGAATACAGACCAGTAGCCACATATATTGAAAATAACTCAATTGGTGAGGTTATGGCCAATGAAATAAGGAAAAAACTGAATAATAAGGGCAATTTTCATACATATACAACGACAAATGAAACGAAAAAGCAGTATATATCTCTTTTGGCAGTCGATATTGCTAACAATGAGATACATTTTGAGGAAGATAACAGGTTATTGTATTCAGAATTGAGCACATTTTCCTTTAAAATCACCAAATCAGGCAATATTTCATATGCTGCAAGGGATGGCTATCATGACGATACTGTAACATCGTTGGGAATTTGTCTTCAATGTAGGAAAGATTTCAAATTATCTGGCGCACCTTCAATTGATTTTGTTAATAAGATAATACCGCATTTATATTAAGATGGATAAGGAAGTAATTAAGGATTTTGGAAAGTGGAATGTTCCAACGAAGTGGAATGACATTACATTAAAGATATACCAAGAGATTGAGAAGTACTATGAGGATAAGGAAACGAAGGAATTTGATGTTAGGGAGGTTCTTCATATCCTTACCAATAAGGATTGGGATGAGATAAACGCATTACCAGCAGAGTTTCTTGATACAATTTTAACTCATTTGATATTTCTTACAACAACACCTGAAGTTGGAGAGGCTTCAAATAAGATTGTTGTTGATGGTGTTGAGTATAAGATTAATGTGATGGAGAAGTTGAAGTTGGGTGAGTATGTTGCTGTTGATACAGTATTAAAGGCTGATAAACATGATTATGCTTCAATCTTGGCCATATTATGTAGAAAAGAAGGAGAGATATATGATTCAACATATGAGGCTGAAGTGTTTGATAAGCGAAAGGAAATGTTTGAGAATCAACCTGTTACAAAGATATTACCAATTGTGAGTTTTTTTTTGGACTTATACATAACGTTAGAGACACCTTCCCAATTGTATTCACAGGTGGAAAGCGCCATAAGCCACATTCAGCAGACTATAGACAGTTCTCAGAAGATTGGGGCTTCCAAAAGGTTGTCTTTGAATTGGCAGATGAAAAAATTGAGAAAATCCCTCAAATCAATCAAACATATTTAACTGATGCGTTTACATATCTGACATATTTGATTCAGAAGGGAGATATGGAAGAGGTTGAAGACCAGTTCCAAGAAACATTAAGGAAAGCAAAATCAAAGGGTAGGAAGTAACTCCTACCCTTATTGTTTCAACTATTCTCCCGAACCATTGAAAATCAAATCAAAAAAAGTTGTTATTAAATATTAATTAGGTAACTTCCTATTGGGGAAGCTGCTCAGTTATTCTCTCGAACCACCAAGCGGGTGCAAAGATACAAAATTTGAATTCCGTTTTGCAAACGAATTAACATTTTTAACATAAGATGGTATGTTTAATTAAAAAATAATATGTTGAAAGACGTTATTAATATATTAAAGGATATAAGTCTTAGACACAAGGGTGTAAGGACTTTCAAGTATCAGTCAGACATATACAACAATGCCCAAAACAATCATAAGTATTTTCAGGTATATGTTGATGATGTTTCCATTCATGAGTTGAACATTACAACCAATATATTCAAAGCAAGATTTGAGGTATACATATTGGGTTTTACTGATGATGAGAATTCAATTTTGGATGTTCAGAACAACGCTTACACCATTGCTTGTGATATAATGGCATATATTGATATTCAGGATGCATTTAAAGGCGTTCTAAGGGTCTATGATTACTCAATCCTAACAGTTGCCCACTACACTGACGATGACGCAGCAGGGGTAAAATTAAGCCTTGTATTGGAAATGCCAAATCCTGTTGACCTTTGTACATTGGATGAGAACTTCAATGATGAGCCTTATGAGGATGAGCCTGACAATGAAATTGATTTGGATATAGATGAGGTTGGTGATATTGACCTCAAACCAATAAATCTACCTAGGAGTGGTTGTTAATGGAAGAGAGTTTGGACAGAGTTATAAAGGCAATTGCCAATGACATTCTTTCAATTGCGAGAATGATATTGGAATCCAACAATCTTATAAACGAGAAGGTTGGAAGGAATACCATTGCCCCTGATTCAGAGTTATACAAGACGCTTCAGGTAAAGGCAACCAATGATGGTGATATTGTCTTTGACCTAATGTTGAATGATTATTTGGTTTTTATTGAATCAGGAAGAAGGGCTGGAGCAAAGTTTCCCCCAGTTGAACCAATTGTTAAGTGGGCGAGGAAGAGAGGAATTCCAACTGACAATTCAACCATTTATTTGATTAGAAGGGCGATTTCAAGGGATGGAATAAGGCCAAGGCCGTTTATGGCGTACATCTTTGAGGAAATGGATGAAAGATGGGATGATAATTGGGCTGACAGGATATTTGATAAAATAATGGAACAAATTGATAATTTCTTTAAATAATGAATATTACATATAATAATATGGAATTGGCCAGTAACCTTATAACGTTTACTGACATTCCAAACATATTGAAGGTTGAGGATGAAGATGGTGGCACTTATGCAACAATGACATTCCAATTCATTGCTGACTTTTCTACAGCAACAACTGCTAATGGTCAGTGGTACATTACATTCCTAGGAGAAACCATTTCAAATGTGTTAAATCCTTCAAATGCGTTGAACAAGAACTTCTATGTTAGCAACTCCACAACATCAACTGCTGCATCTGTTGCAAGAGCGTTAAGGAATTGCCCAACAGTTGCTGCAAATTTCAACATTGAGCATGACACCAATATGGTTATATTGACGGCAAAGGCTGTTGGCGTTATCTGGTCAGCTACTCAGAACTATCTTGATTATAACATCTCTTCAACATATATGACAGCGATTGGTACTGATGGTTCTGCAATTAGCGATTTGTATGGTTCAAAGATTGATGTTGATGTATATGCAGATAGTGAATATGTAACAACACTGGAGAAGAACTTCTATGGTGGTGAAGCAGCATTTAATATGTCACCTGTAATTACAACATTCGCAGAATATGGAAAGATTGTTCCATATACATTCAGGATTTCTTCAATCATTAATGGCAATTATCAGTTGCTTGGCAATATTGATGCAAACTATGCTTCAGTTGGTTATATGTGTAACCAAGGCAATAAATACCTTTTCAATGATTATTCTAATATTGCTCAGAATTACAGCAGAGGTGAGAACCAAGATGCTGATAACAACACCATATTGTATTTATACAAACCACAGATTGACATATCATTGTATACAGGTAATGCAGGTGGATTTACATATAAAATTGATTATTTGGATAGCGCATTTAACAACATTACACCAACAATTACATCTACAATGCGTTGCAGTAGCAATTCATTGCTTGATTTAAGATTTACATTGAATCATTCTGGTTATGCTTATTTCCAACAGGCATTCTACATCGACCTTACAATTGGTAATACAAGAATTAGATACAATGTTATAAAACCAATTAAGGCTACAGAGTATTATCAGAGGGTTTATTGGAGGAATTCATATGGCGGTATTAGTTTCTTCGATTTTACTGGGCAGAAATCAGAAACAAGGGATGTTGAAACAACAACATATGAAAAGAACATCTTTGGTTATTACACTGATTCATTGTTTGATAAACCATTGAATGAGTTGGAGAAAGCATATGATAACAAGGTGAAGTATACGGTTACTCTTAAATCTCATTTATTTGAGAATGATGGAAAATATATCTTTAATGACTTGCTTCAATCTGGTAACATTTGGACTGAAATAAATGGTGAATTCTATACAATTATAATTGATAGTTTATCAGTTGATGAAACAGATAATAACAATGTATATGAGGCAACATTGAAGTATCATTATAGTCAAGAACCAAGCATAATTTAACAATATTTAGGATATGGTTTACAAGGAACATTATATTGAGTTATACATAAATGGTCATAAGATGGATTTGGAATCTCAGAAATCATTAAATCTGAGGTTCCAGAGCGTTTTATATGACCCTGAGAAAATAAGTTCAACTCAGGCTGAATATAGTTTTGAATTTGAGATACCTTCTACCCCAAACAATGATAAGGTTTTCGATTATGCAAACAACCTCTCAAAGTTGAACAAGTTCCATCAACGTTGGAATGCTGAAGTGTATGCTGATGGTAGTGTGATATTTGAAGGTTCACTTACATTGAATGGCTACAAGCATAAGATGTACCAATGTAATTTGGTATCTGTTAAGACGTATTCATTAGAGGATATATTTGGTGAATCTGTACTATCTGATATTCCTTGGTCTATTCCTTTCATTGGTGCTGGTAATTCAGATTATTCAATTGATTATTATAATTCTCAGCTTGACCCCAAAGTAACGTTTCCATTGGTTAGTTATGGAGCATTTCAGAAAGCCCCTTATAATCAGGATGAAGTTGCCAGTGATTATACATCAAAGTTCAATTTAGACCAATATAATAGATGGTACATTGAGAGTTTTGCGCCATCGTTGAATATGTTGGAAACAATTAAGAGAGCATTCGAATGGAAGGAATATAATGTTGGTGG